CTTGGGCGTGCGCGGCCGGGAGTTTTTGGCCCCCCCTTCCGCGAGCCCCGCACATGCGTTCTGAGGCCCGTTTCCACTAGCCAATAGTTCCTACACATGAACATTCGAAACCGCGTCAAATCGCTCCGTATGGTCCCTGCGAGCGACCTCCGACCCAATCCGAAAAACTGGAGGACGCACCCGAAGGCCCAGCAGGATGCCCTCCGTGGCGTACTGGCCGAGGTCGGGCTGGCCGACGCCTGCCTCGCACGCGAGTTGCCCGACGGCTCGCTCATGCTGATCGACGGCCACCTTCGAGCCGAGACGCTTGGCGACGGCGACGTGCCGGTGCTTGTCCTCGACGTGACCGAGGCCGAGGCCGACAAGATTCTTGCGACGCTCGACCCGCTGGCCGCGATGGCCGAATCTGACGCGGCGAAGTTGGACGAACTGCTCCGCAACGTGGACACGGGGAGCGAGGCGTTGCAGCGGATGCTTGCAGCGACGGCGAGCGACGCGGGGCTGTACGGCACGCTGCGCGACGGCCCGTCTGACATCGAGCCAACCGAAGCAGAGGAAAGCGCAGCCGACCGCGACTACGAAGCGAGCGTGGTCCGCCAGATCGTGCTTGTGTTTGACCAATCGCAGTACGAGTCCGTCGTTGACGCACTTGGCGAACACGCCGAGAAGTTCGGACTTTCGAACAACACAGAAGTTATCCTGCACCTCCTTGAAACTAACGGCTATGCAGTATCTCAACGCGACCCCGCGTAGCATAGACCCAAAGATGCTCCAGCGGCGTTCGGCAAAAGAGTCAGACTGCGACACGCTCATCAAAGATGATTGCGTCGTGACGGTTGGCGGTCAGCCGAAGATTGTGTACATATCGCGGCTGTCGCATCCCGACGTTGATCGTGCGAGAGCAGCGGTGCAACGCGTCAAGTACCAGACAAGCACCCGCACAGGCGGCCTTGTTTCAACGAGTCGCATCTTTGGATACGCACCTCGCAACGTGCTGCGAGGCCACGCGTGCCGCGCCACGTCGATGGCTACCGAGCATCCAGAAGAACACGCCGCCATCTGCGGTGCGGCACCGGCGGTCGATGCGCAGTATCGCCAGTTTTTTCCAGACGTTCACGGGCATCACCGTGAAGTGGCGGCGAAAGTCCGCGAGCAGTGGATGATCCCAAACAGCGTATTCACAAGCGGCATCGTCAACTACAACAATCCTCTGCAATACCACTTCGACGCAGGGAACTTTTCACAGGTCTGCTCTGCGATGGTCGCGTTCAGGCACAAGACGCAAGGCGGGCATCTAGCCTGCCCCGAGCTTGGCATGGCATTCGAGATCGCGGACCGCTCGCTAATCCTGTTCGACGGTCAGAAGTTGCTGCACGGAGTGACGCCGATCAAGCGGCTCTCCGAAGATGCGTTTCGCTTTACCGTCGTCTACTACTCGCTCAAGCAGATGTGGAACTGCGAGACCGTGCGGGGTGAAGTCGATGCGTTGCGTGATCGTCGCACGAAGACCGAACAGAAGCGAGCCAAGGAGAGGCCGCAGACACGATGACTACCGCAGGACTAAACATGGTGAGCGCGGGCGGATTGCGATTCGTCTCCAGAGGACCGCACGACGACGAGGTCTATCGTGAGGTGGTGGAAGCGAGATGCTACGAGAAGCCTCGGCTCGGGTTTTCTGTACGACGCGGAGAGAGGTGGCTTGATTGCGGGGCGAACGTCGGGGCATTCGCTGTGTGGGCAGAGAAAAAAATGGGAGCGGAGGTCTTTGGGTACGAGGCGTGCAGCGAGAACACTGCGGTGGCTTCTGAGAATCTGCGAGTGAACGGATGCCGCTCGAACGTCCAGACGGCATTCGTGTCTGCCCGCCTCGGCGGCGTTTCTTCGGTGTCGTTCAACGAACGCACACCTGCGAGATCCTCGTCAGTTGCGAAGGGCGTGCAGCGTTTTGTGAAGAACGTCTCGCTCGCGGACGAGATCGATAAGCACAAGCCGCACGGACTCAAGATCGACATCGAGGGCGGCGAACTGCCTATTCTCGACGCAGGACTACCACTGGATGGTATACGAGCTATGGCCGTCGAGTACCACTTCCGATTTGACAAGGACTGCGCAGCGGCTCGTCGCAGGATCGCACCGCTCATGTCGCACTTCAAGCACAACTCTGTTCCGAAAACAATCTTCATGACAGACAAGTGGCCTGCATGGCAGGATGCGATTCTGTTCTTTTGGTCGTAGGAGAACGCATCATGGGCAAGCGCGGCCCCCCGCCCGAACCGTCGATCCTGAAATACATTCGCGGCAACCCGTCCAAGGGCGCGCTGCCGACGAACGAGCCGACGCCAGACCTGCTCGACAAGCTCGACCCGCCAGCCTCGATCAAGGACGATCCGGTCGCCGTGCAAAAGTGGCACGAGACCGTTCCGACGCTGCGGCGGATGCGCGTGTTCACGGAGGCCGACGTGGATGCGTGGGCGATCTATTGCCACACGTGGTCTAAGTGGATCGAGGCGAAAGAGAAGTGCAAGCAGTTCGGACGCGACAACGTGCAGATGGAGCCAGACCCGAATCGAACGGACGGGAGGATGCGGATCAAGTGGACGCAGCCGTACTCGTGGGCGGTTGACGAGCGATCGCTCCGCAACGATCTGCGTCGCCTTCAGCAGGACTTCGGCATGACGCCGAGCAGCCGTTCGCAGGTGAGCACGCATGCCCAAGAAGAAGCAGACCCGGTTGCCGATTACGCTGCGAAGCGACGCCGAACGCCAGGGGCTTGACTACTACTTCGACACCGAGGCGGCGCAACACGTCGTCGGATTTTTCGAGAAGTGGCTGCGACACTCGAAGGGCAAGCACGCAGGCGAGCCGTTCGCATTGCTCGATTGGCAGACCGCGATGCTCGGCGAGTTGTTCGGCTGGAAGCGGCTCGACGACAACACACGCCGCTACCGGATGGCGTACATCTCGACCGCAAAGAAGCAGGGCAAGTCCACGCTGCTTGCTGGTATCGGCCTGTACCTTCTCGCCTTCGACGGCGAAGCCGGGGCCGAAATCTTCGGGTGCGGTGCCGATCGCGAGCAGGCGTCGATCGTGTTCCGCGAAGCGGCGAGCATGGTGCGGGCGTCGCCCAAGCTCTCCCGCGTGCTGGAAGTCATCGACTCCCGCCGCACGATCGCTTACCGCAACGCGTCGTCGTTCTACCGAGTTCTGTCTGCCGACGCGTTCCGGGCCGAGGGTCTCAATATCCACGGGCTCCTCTTCGACGAGCTCCACGCCCAGCGTGACCGGCGGCTCTGGGATGCTCTGCGGTATGGCGGTGCGGCACGCGAGCAGCCACTCATCGTGTCGATCACGACGGCAGGCTACGACCGCAACTCGATCTGCTGGGAACAGTACGCCTACGCCAAGGCGGTGCTGCGAGATTGGACACACGATCCGACGTTCTTTCCGTGCATATACGAGGCCGAGGAGAACGACGAGTGGACGAGCGAGGACACGTGGCCGAAGGCGAATCCGTCGTGGGGGGTGACGATCAAACCGGACGACTTCGCCGCCGACTGCCGGGAGGCCCAACTCTCCAGCACCAAGGAAAACTCGTTCCGCAGATACCGGCTCAACCAGTGGACGCAGCAAGATACGCGGTGGATCAAGATGGAGACCTGGGACGCGTGCGCATCCGCCCCCCCTGCTCCGCTTGACGGCCGCGAGTGTTGGTGCGGCCTCGACCTCGCAACGACGTACGACACGTCGGCGTTCGTCGCGGTGTTTCCGGAACCAGACGGCACGTTTGACGTGCTGTGCCGTTTTTGGATTCCCGGCGTCAACGCACTCGACCGCGAAAAGCGCGACCGCGTGCCGTACATCACCTGGGCCAAAGACCCCGACACCGGGCTCGTCATGACCGACGGCAACGTCACCGACTACGACGTGATCCGCCGCGACATCAACGAGTTCGCCAAAAAATACAACGTGCGGCAGATCGCGATCGACCGCTGGAACGCGACGCAACTCTCCCTGCAACTGCAAGGGGACGGGATCGAGGTGGTAGGTTTCGGGCAGGGCTTCGGTTCGATGTCCAGCCCGTCGAAGCAACTCGAAGGGCTCATTGTTTCCGGCAAGCTCAGGCACGGCGGCAATCCGGTGCTGTCGTGGATGGCAAGCAACGCCAGCGTCAAGGTGGATGCCGCCGGAAACATTAAGCCGATCAAGCCGCCGCATGGAAGCTCCGACCGAATCGACGGCGTCGTGGCACTCGTGATGGGAATCGGATGTCACGCAGCGCAAAAGCCGCCTGACAGCACACCAGAACCCTCGATGCTTTTCCTATGATTGCACCCTCAGACCGCATCCTCTGGCTTCCGACCTCAGAGTACGAGTCTCGCAACTGGGACTACGAGTCGGGCGGCTACGGCGGCAACCGCAATCCGTCGGGCGTGCGGATCGACCCCGAGACCGCGCTCCGCTCGACGGTCGTCCTCGCGTGCGTTCGCGTGCTCTCGTCCAGCGTGGCCGGGCTCCCGTTGCATCTCTACCGGCGGTTGCCCAACGGCGGCAAGGAAATCGCCCGCGAGGTGCCGCTGTACCGCATCCTCCACGAGCGTCCGAACGGCTGGCAGACGAGCTACGAGTGGCGAGAGCAGATCATGCTCCACCTGCTCACGCACGGGCAGGCGTTCGTCGAGATCGCCGGTGCCGGTCCTGCCACGCAGTTGATCGTGCTGCACCCGAGCCGGATGCAGGTCGAGCGGATCGAGAATGGGCGACTGCGTTACCGCTACCGAGAGGATCGCGGCACCGAGACGATCTACTCGCAGGACGCGATCATGCACCTGCGGTGGCTGTCCGACGACGGCGTCAACGGCATGGTGCCGGTCGAGCTCGCCCGCGACGCGATCGGGCTGGCCCGTGCGTGCGAGATTCACGGCGCGTCGTACTTCGGCAACGGTGCCCGGCCCGGTGTGGTTCTGTCTACCGATAGCACGATCTCAGCCGAGGCGGCCGAGGCGCTTCGCAACGGCTGGGAGCGGATGCACCGTGGCAGCGAGCGAAGTCACCGCACGGCGGTGCTCCAAGGCGGGCTCAAGCCGATCGAGCTCGGCGGCGGGAACATGCAGGAGTCGCAGTTTCTGGAGACCCGCCGCTTCGCCGTCGAGGAAATCTGCCGCATCTACGGCGTGCCGCCGCATCTCGTGGGCGACCTGACGCGGTCGTCGTTCTCGAACATCGAACAGCAGTCGCTCGATTTCGTGACGAACGGGCTGATGCCGTGGCTGCGTCGCATCGAGCTTGCGGTTGGTCGCGACCTCATCACCGACGACACGCTCTTCGCGGAGTTCGACACTCGCGGCTCGCTGCGGGCAGACGCTGCGGGGCGTGGTGCCTACTACAACACGCTCTGGAACCTCGGCGTTCTGAGCGTCAACGAGATCCGGGCGCTGGAGAACCTCAACCCCGTCGATGGCGGCGACGTGCGGTTCGTGCAACTCAACATGACCACGCTCGACAAGGCTGCGGCCGAGCCCGAGCCGACGCCAGTCGTCGAAGAGATCGTCGTCGAGGAGCCGGTTGCCGAAGCCGCTTCACCGGAAGACGAACCCGCACCGGACGCCACGCCCCAGGTCGCCGAGGTCTCGCTCAACGGTGCCCAGATCACCGGGCTCATCGCGATCGTGCAGGCGATCTCCGATGGTCTCGTCACCCGCGAGGGCGCTGCGGCAATGATCGCTGCGTCATTCCCGAGCATCCCGCCCGCACAGATCGACGCGATCCTCGCAGGGGTGGTCGAGCGTCAACCGGCAGTAGCAGCGGATGCGCAGCCGCAGCAAGTGCCGGTCGTCGAAGACGCCCCCGCGAGGTCGCTCGAAGAGCGTGCCGAGCCCGGCACCGTCGCCGAGGGCGACTTCGTCTCGTGGGGCTCGTCTGGCGGTCGCGCCCGTGGGCGGATCGACCATGTGATGGACTACGGCACGCTCGACATCCCCGGCACCGACTTCACGATCGACGCAACCGAGGACGACCCGGCGGCGCTGATCACGGTCTACGAAGAGGTCAGCGGCGGGTGGCGGGCAACCGAGACGCAGGTCGGACACAAGGTCTCGACGCTCACGAAGATCGACGCGCTGCCCGAGCCGCCGCCTGCGGAGGAGCCACGGGCGAAGCCACGGAGGCGGAAGCGTGGCTAGGTATGACCACATCGACTTCTCGCCGCCGTCGGGCGTGCGGGAAGAGGCGGCCCGAGGGCTGGCATGGCGCGACGAGTACGGCCGAGGCGGCACGGCAGTCGGCGTTGCCCGAGCACGCGACCTGAGCAACGGGACGAACATCTCGCCCGACACGGCGAAGCGGATGGCGAGCTACTTCGCCCGGCACGAAGTGGACAAGCAGGGCGAGGGATGGAGTCCGGGGCAGGACGGCTTCCCGAGCGCGGGCCGGATCGCATGGGCTCTCTGGGGCGGCGATCCGGGGCAGGCGTGGGCGAGCAAGTTGACGCGGCAGATCGAGGCAGCGGACGAGAACGACAGGAGCACGACGATGAACATCGAGCGACGTTCCCTCGCGATTGACGAGGTTGAATCGGCGGTCCCGCTGCTCGCGGTCGAGAGCCGCAGCGAGGATGACGGCAGCGAGCGCGAGTACATCGTCGGCTACGCCGCGAAGTTCGGCGTCTTGTCGCTCGACCTCGGTGACTTCGTCGAGCGGATCGACCCAGGTGCGTTCGGTATCGTCGCCGAGCGTCGCGGGCGGCGGCGGCCGCTGGAGACTCGCGCCCTCTGGAATCACGACGCCAACTTCCCGCTGGCCCGCTATCCCGGCACGCTGTCGATGAGCGTGGACGAGGTGGGGCTGCGGTATGAGTTCCCCGTGCCTGACACGACGTACGGGCGGGACATCGCGAGCAACATCCGTGCGGGCATCGTCAAGGGCTCGTCGTTCTCGTTCACCGTGCCGAGCGGCGGCGACTCGTGGGCGGTCGAAGATGGCCGCAGTGTGCGGACGATCCAGAGGGTGGATTCTCTGATCGATTTGGGACCAGTCTGCTTCCCGGCATACCCGGATGCTGACGTGACGATCGCCCAGCGCTCCTACGATGCGTTTCGCCGTCAGCGTGACGCCGAGGCTCATCGCCGCATGGCTGCGGCGACCCGCGCCCGAGAACTCCGCGAGTACCTGACCAAGCATGGCCGCTAAGTCCGGCGACACGTGCGAGCGGTGCAAAGCCGCTCGCCTCAACGTCGCGTCGAGTCAGGCGAGAGGCGAGTACCAGACTCGCTACCTGCGCTGCCCCCGCTGCGGGCACACAGACAAGCACGTCGTGCATTCCGAGCACGTGCGTCGTCGGGCTTTTACTTCATAGTAAAAAACCCGGCGTCGAACTGGATGGGTGCCTGTCTGGCTCCGTAGGTTCGTGGATAGGTGGCGTGAGCGCCGCCGCATCCCGACCAAGGAGATCGCACCGTGGACAAGATCAAGCAGCTTCTCGACGAGCTCGCCCAGGTCGTCGCCGAGATGGAAGCGATGTCCGAGGCTCCCGCCGAGGGCGACGCCCCCGCGATGGACGCGGAGGAGGAGTCGTCGCTTCGCTCGCTGTCCGAGCGTGCCGACAAGCTCCGCAGCCAGATCGAGCTGCTGCGTGCCATCGAGGCGAAGAACCTCGAACTGCGTGCCGTGCTGGAGCGTGGTGCTCCCGCCAAGGCGATCGAGAAGGCTGCTGCCGAGGAGGCTCCCGTGGAGAAGCGAACCGTCCCCGCGATCCCCGTTAGCCACGGACCGCTCAAGGCGTTCCGCAGCGCCGAGTCAGCGTACCGCGCTGGCATGCACCTGAGGGGCTACGTGTTCGGCGACGCCGAGGCTCGTCGGTGGTGCGTCGATCACGGCGTCGAGAGCCGCGCCCAGGCGGGCGGCGTCAACTCGCTCGGTGGTGTGCTGACCAGCCCCGAGCTCAGCAACGAGATCATCCGGCTCGTCGAGGAGTACGGCGTGTTCCCGCAGTACGCTCGCCGGGTGCCGATGTCGAGCGACACCCTCAACATCGCCCGTCGCACCGGTGGGCTCGCCGCCCGTCCGGTCGGTGAGAACGCCGAGGTTCTCGCGAGCGACGTGACGTTCGACAACGTCGAGCTCGTCGCGAAGATCTGGGGCGTGGCGAATCGCGTCCCGAACTCGCTGCTCGAAGACTCGGTCATCGACCTCGCCGACCTCATGGCCGTCGAGACGGCTCAAGCGTTCGCCGAGGCCGTCGATAATTCGGCGTTCGGTCCTGCCGACGGCGAGAGCACCTACCACGGCGTGGTCAGCATCACGAAGAAGATCGTCAAGGCTGCTCACTCGGCGTCGGTCGTCACCACGACCAACGGCACCGAGGACACCTACGGCGAACTGACCATGAAAAACTTCACCGACATGGTGGCGAAGCTGCCCACCTATGCTCGGCGGAACGCCCGGTTCTACATCTCCCCGTCCGGCTGGGGCGCTGCGATGCTCAGGCTCGCGATGCTCCCCGGTGGTGCGAGCGGCCCTGGCGGCAACTCGTCCAGCGACGTGGCCGCCGGGTTCGGTGAGCGGTTCCTCGGATACCCTGTCGTGCTCGTCTCGGCGATGCACTCCAGCCTCGACGACAGCAGCGGCGAGGTGGCCTGCCTCTTCGGCGACCTCTCGCAGGCCGCCGTCTACGGCGAGCGTCGGGCGATCCAGATCCGCACGGCGTCCGAGCGGTACATCGAGTACGACCAGACCCTCACGTTCGCCACGACCCGCAACGCGATCGTCGTGCATGACGTGGGCTCAACGAGCAAGGCTGGCCCGGTCGTGGCTCTCAAGTTCGGCTGATACGGCGACTGACTTTCAACCCTCCGAGGAGATCTGAACAGTGAACCATCTCGAAGCCACGAAGTCCGTCGTCGGCCACACCGAGAACCTGACGGCGGCGCAGACCCACACGCTGGTGATCGACCGTCTCGGCTACGAGTACGTGTCGCTCGACGTTGCCCAGGAGCCGTGGACGAACGCGGGTTTCACCTCGCAGGCGTCCTTCACGGTGCTGAAGCTCAGCGAGTCCGACAACAACTCGGACTACAGCGACGTGACGGCGTTCGTCGGTGGCGGCACCGGCGGCTTCACGCTGCCCACGCCGACCGCCACCGCTGGCGACGTGGTCGTGCGGATGGACGTGGATTGCCGTGGGAAAAAGCGGTACTTGAAGTTGACCGCGACTCCCTACACGACCGGCACCGTCTACACGGTCGCCCGGCTCGGCAAGGGCAACGACGGCCCGGTCAGCGCCTCGTCGAAGAACGTCAACGCCACGGTCAGCGGCTGATCCGGCTTGACACGACCGACACAGTGAGCGGCGGGTGGCGACGAGCCGCCCGCCGTTTCGCT